GGGATTAAGACCTACAAAAGAAAAGATAATGTACTGCACGCAAGCTTTAATCAGTGTGTGACTGCTACAGGACGATTAAGCAGTTCCCATCCAAATTTCCAGAACCAACCCAAATCTAATAAATTCCCGGTTCGGAAATGCATTATCTCTCGCTTCAAAGATGGTCAAATTCTTGAAGCTGATTATTCAGGCTTAGAGTTCAGGGTAGCTGGCGAGATTTCTAAAGATGAGCAGATAATGAAAGACATTAAAGATGGGAAAGATGTTCACACACAAACGGCAATGATCATCAATAAAATCCCGAAGGAAGAGGTGACCAAAGATCTCAGATTCTTAGCCAAAGCACATTCTTTCGCACCTTTATATGGAGCAACTGGTGCAGGGCAAAAAGACCATGTAAAGAAATACTATAGTGAGTTCTTTAACATTTATAGCGGTGTTAAAAAGTGGCATGATTCGCTAGTTAAGAAAGTTCTCAAGGATAAATTTATTAGCACTCCTTCTGGTAGAGAGTTCAGATGGGATAGCCCTCGAAGACTATCTGAGGACAGGGTTTCTAATCATACACAAGTCGTAAATTATCCTGTCCAATCATTCGCTACGGCTGACATAGTTCCACTGGCTTGTGTTCGAGCCTTTAAACTATTCAGAAAGCTAAAACTTCAATCAAAACTGATACTTACAGTCCATGATAGTATTGTTGTGGACGTTCATCCTGATGAAGTTTCGGATGTTCAGAACGTGATTTCTTTCTCGATGAAGAACATAGATGAGGACATGGAGAAGCGTTGGAACTACAGGCCATCTATCCCTTTTGATGTTGAAATGGCTCTCGGAAATAATTGGATGGAAATGGAAGAATTATAGTTGACCTAATGTTAGAACTAATGTTATAAGGTGTCCTCAATGTAAGTAACTAATAAATATATTAGCACAAAAATAAAAAGAAAGCAGTATAAAAAAATGATAGATAATGAAACTACAACAAATACCGAAATTTCGACAGTCGATTTGAATGAATTGGCTGAACTTGATCGTAAATATTCGGATGGCAGGGACTCTGGATCGAGCGGATCTAAAGATGGGTTTTCCTTACCAGTATTAAAAGTATCCTATGCTTCATCTCCCGACCCTCATCGAGGTCAGATGACAGTGAACCACAATGGCAAAGATCTCTTTGCTAAAACAGTCTGGTTCAGGCCATTAGTGAATACTTTTAAGTGGCAACATTTTGACTTCGACACCAACCAAATGATGGTTGAGACAATCGAAGTGCGTAATTTGTTCGAAGATGAACCTATCGACACGAAAGGCACACTTCGTTGCGGTAAACCACCTTCAAAAGGTATGTCCGATGAACAACGGAACAAATGGAAACACATTTCCTATAGTAGGATTCTTAGAGGTCTTGTTGATATTGGTGATGAGAAAAATATCCCTTGTATCATGTTCTTGAAGGGCGGTAACAGAGATCGCATTTGGGATCAATATATCTCAAAGATTTCTAGAGAGACTCATATTCGCACTCACAAAGTAGAAATCTCTGTTGAGAGACAGAAGAAGGGTGCAATAGAGTATTTCACTCTTAATTTTTCACCAGATCTTTCGAAGGTTCTTCCAGTAGACCAACCTACTATTGACACTTGGAAGATCATGCAGAACCAGATCGATGAGAAAAATGCGATTGTTCGAGAGAAATATACTAAAGCTCTTAAAGAAAACAACCTCGACACTGCATCGATTGATGTTCTCAAAAATGCTCTGAATGAAGAGCTATCAGATGACGATGAAGCTGCCTAAGAAAATGCAAACAAATGCTTGCAGAGCAGATTCAAAATCGTCTGGTGGACGTACTTTTTCGACTTTCGAATGAGAGGCACGAAGAAGTAGAAATCAAGGACGATTGGATCGAGAAAGCAGTAGATGACTTTAGAGATGCATTGCATCGACAGTTAAAACCTACTGAGAAGAGATCCTTTCGCCTTCGAATGAGCAATATTGGTAGACCTACTTGTCAGCTTCAAATGGAAGCTAAAGGGGAAAAGGGAAAAGACAAGCAATACAATCACATTCTGAGAATGATGCTCGGAGACTTCTCTGAGATCATCCTGATGCTTCTGATGAAAGCAACTGACATACCTGTCACAGGAAGCAAAGCCCAAGTTGAACTGAACATTGGTGAGCATCCGGTGAAGGGTGAAGATGATGTTGAGATCGATAAGAAGGTCTGGGATATTAAGTCTGCGTCTGATTGGGCTTTCAGGAACAAATGGCAGAAAGGTTTTGATGCTCTCCTAGAAGATGACCCCTTCGGATATTTAGGTCAGATGGCAGGGTACTCCATAGGCTCCTCAAGAAAAATGGGGGGTTGGATTGTGATGAACAAATCCTCTGGAGAATTAGCCTGTATTGATGCTGATCAAAACAAAGAGACCTACAAAGACACTATCTCTTTGATGCGAAAGAATGTGAAGGCTATCACAAAAGAAACCCCCTTCACGAGGGGATTTGAGCCTCACGAAGAGTTCTTTAATCGAAAGCTCACTGGCAGACGCATTCTAGCGAAGCAATGCTCTATGTGCGATTTTAGGAAGTCCTGTTGGCCTGATGCATCCTATGAACCCTGTGCTCAATCGAAAGCTCAGAATCCAAGGAGACACTGGTATGTTGACTAAGACTCCTTCAGCAAAAAAGAGGTTTCGCCACACGGCAATCCTTAAAGGTTTTCGATCAGGGTTAGAGGAAGATATCTACATCCAACTTCGTAAAGCGAAGATAAAGCATGAGTACGAAAAGGTTAAAATCTCGTACATCATCCCATCTTCGAACCATGTCTACACCCCTGATTTTGTTCTGGATAATGGGATCATCGTAGAAACGAAAGGACGTTGGGTTGCAGAGGATAGGAAGAAGATAGCTCTTATTCGAAGACAATACCCAAACTTAGACCTTCGTATGGTCTTCAATTACTCGAAAGCGAAGATCCGCAAAGGTTCAAAAACTACCTACGCTTCCGTCTGCGAGAAACTTGGGATTCCCTACGCAGATAAAGAAATCCCGACAGGGTGGCTCACAGAAAAACCTAACAACAAATCCTTAAAAATAATTGAAAAAATGAGAGGCAGTAATGAAAAAAAAGAATAGTCAAATGGCAAAATTTAGTAACCTAGATTCAAATGAAGTGGGATTAGTTATTAAGCTCACAGAAGATAAAACTCTAAGTTGTTCGATGGGAGTCTGCTTTGCAGAAGATATCGATCCTGCAAGAGCAGATGATCTTCTCGATCTCATGCATGGTGTTGTTGGAATGATCAATGATTGTCCTCTTATGCTTATGTCTTTCGGAGGAGAAATCAGACCTAACGAGAGCGACCATCTCAGAGAAGTGATCTTTGAACCTGCCCCAGAACTCCAAGCCAAGATGGATGAGTTCGACAAAAAACATTCGAATGTTATCGATTTTTCATCACGGAAAACAAAACAATGATGAGGGAAGATGATCTCGTTAATCATCCACCGCATTACACTCATGGAGATGTTGAGTGCATCGATGCTATTGAATCTGCCGTTTCAGCGAACCCTAACGCTAAAGAGGTTCCATGCCAAACAAACATTATAAAATATATTTGGCGGTACTTTTCAAAGGATCAGCCTCTCAAGGATCTACACAAAGCTCGATGGTATCTAGACAGATTAATTAAAATGAAAGAAGGGGAAAAATACAATGGAAATGGGTGAATACCAAAAACTAGCACAGGCTTTTATGATCTATCCTGAAAGTCAGAAAGTCAATTATCCTATTCTAGGATTAACGTCTGAGGCAGGGGAAGTCGCAGATAAATATAAGAAGATCATACGAGACAAAAATGGTCAGATGACAGATGAAGATCGAACAGAAATGCTTCGAGAAGTTGGGGATGTACTCTGGTATCTGTCTGCTATCTGCACAGATCTAGACATGCCTCTTCACCAAGCTGCCCTGATGAACATTCAGAAGCTCAATAGCAGACTTTCTAGAGATGTTATTAAAGGATCGGGGGATCATCGATGAAGTTCAAGTCTAACTTAAATCCCGCATTTCGATCAAAGTTTTCTGAAGATATTTTCAATCATAAATACAGGCATGAGGGGGCTGAAACTTGGGATGCTCTTTCTGCTACTGTTGTGGATGATGTTTGCCAAGGATACCTCTCAAAGAATGATCGTAAGGATCTAATCAAATACATCCAAGAGATGAAATTCATACCAGGGGGGAGATATTTATATTATTGTGGCCGCCCTAACAAATTCTTTAATAACTGTTATCTCCTAAAAGCAGAAGAGGACTCCAGAGAAGACTGGGCTAACCTCAGTTGGAAAGCTGAAAGTGCTCTGATGACAGGCGGTGGGATCGGGGTTGATTATTCAATTTATAGACCAGCAGGTTCTCCGATTGCTCGTACTGGTGGACAAGCTTCGGGGGTAGTTCCTAAAGCTGAAATGATTAACTCCATTGGATCTAAGGTCATGCAAGGTGGATCGAGAAGGTCAGCTATATATGCCTCTTTAAGATGGGATCATGGGGATGCAGAGGCTTTTTTAAAGGCGAAGGATTGGCATAATATGCCTGTTGGCTCTACTGGAAAGTCGTTGTGTGATATTAAACAGGATGATTTTAACTTTCCTGCACCTTTAGATATGACGAACATCAGTTTGAACTACAATACTGAATGGCTTATGAACTTTATGGAAACTGGTTCAGTTGGAAAAATGTTCAAGAAGAATGTTGAGCAAGCTCTAAGAACTTCAGAACCGGGATTTAGTTTTAACTTTTTTGATAAAGAAAATGAAACTCTTAGGAATGCTTGTTGTGAAGTCACCTCAGAGGATGATTCAGATGTTTGTAATCTTGGATCTATAAACTTAGGTAGAATTGAAGATCTCTCGGAGTTCAAGCATGTCACAGAACTCGCTACCAAATTCCTAGTCTGCGGAACTCTCAGAGCTAAATTACCTTATGATAAGGTCTATGAAGTCCGTGAGAAGAACAGGAGATTAGGTCTAGGCTTGATGGGGATGCACGAATGGCTCATTTCTAGAAATTATAGTTATGGAGTGCCACAAGAACTACATAATTGGCTGAAGGTCTATAAAGGAGTGTCTGACCAGTATTCGAAGAGTTTTGCGGATAAGCTTGAGATCTCTAGGCCAGTAGCTAATCGCTCTATAGCTCCTACTGGTAGCATTGGTATCCTTGCAGGTACTTCTACTGGAATTGAGCCTATCTTTAGTGTCGCTTACAAACGTAGGTATCTTAAAGGGAATAAGACTTGGGTTTACCAGTATGTCGTAGATAGTGCCGCTCAAGAGCTTATTGATCTTTACGGAGTTAATCCCGATAAAGTCGAGAGTGCTCTGGACCTTGCTACGGATTATGAGAAGAGAATTTCCTTCCAAGCATCCGTACAAGATTATGTGGATATGGCAATCTCATCCACGATTAATTTACCTGCATACGGCACGAAACAGAATAATCCTGATACAGTAGACGAGTTTGCTAATACTCTTGCGAAATATGCAAGCAGACTGCGAGGATTCACCTGCTACGCTGATGGATCTAGAGGTGGACAACCTCTGACCGCAGTGCCTTATAAAGAGGCCGTGAGCAAGCTCGGAGAGGAGTTTGAGGAGCACATTGAAACGCACGATATCTGTGACATTTCAGGATCGGGTGGATCTTGTGGAACCTAGTAATAACAACAGACAAAAATCATTCAGCCACACAGATTTCTTAGACTTCGATAAGAAGGCCAGAGAGAAGGCAAAAAAATACCTGCAAAGTGCAGGTTATAAAGTCGAGGATAACCCCGATACTTACGGAGTAGATTTAATCTGTGAGTGCTCACATGGTAGAAAATTTGCGGTTGAGGTTGAGGTGAAGAAAGGGTGGAGAGGTGAGTTTTCGTTCGACACTCTTCACATTCCTTTCAGGAAAGAGAAATTCATTAATGGCTCTACTCTTTTCTTAGTTTTCTCTTCAAATCTTTACTCTGTAGCGATTGTCACCTCGGACACTCTAAGGAAAAGTCCGGTTGTTTCAGTCAATAATTATAAGGTAGAGGGTAAAGAAAAGTTCTTCGATGTTCCTGTTGAAAAGGTAAAACTTGTTAGATTAACTTTTTGATGATATTGATTCTATAACATTTGTAGAATCGATTCTATAACATTTGTAGAATCATTAAGAAAAGATTAATAAAGGCTTTATGGATGTTTATAAAAACAAGTATAGAAAAATAAAGGGGTAATACATATGCTGCGAGTAGAGATAGATTTACTAGGCGAGAGCACTGATAGATTGTTATTGGTATTAAAGGCAATCAAAAAAGAACTCAAACAGAGAGAAAAAGATAATGAATGGGATGACGCATTACTTTTTCGTATCTTAAATGACGGAAAATCTACTGTTGAATCGATTAACCATGAGGCTATTAAAAAGGCAAAATCTAGGTTTGAAAAGTATTAAAAGATTTTCATTTATTAAAAAAATAATAACTAATATATGTTGTACGGATATTAAATAAATCGTATAAATATAGTGCCTCATCTCATATGAGGGATTCCTTTAAGAAATTAGAGTGAATTGTTAGTGTTAAGGCCCAGGGATTAATTTTTCTGGGTCTTTTCTTTTATTATATGAAAGGAACGTAAGGAATATCTTCACTCTGCAATAACTCTTCTGTTTGCTCTGTAAGAGTAGGAGTGTTACTATCATCATCATCTATAAAAAAATAACCCTTTAATAAGTTCTTCTTTATGTCTGACTTAATTTTAGGAGTAAGAAATCCTTTTCTTGTTATTTCCATAGCTATTCTTCCAAACTCATCTGCATTAGAAAATACAATATCGACAGTCTGTGCATACTTTGTAGATACTCTTCTTGCCCTGTTATCTAAAGTTGAGGCTATTACTCTTGCCTTTGTACCAGCTTCGGATAGAACACCCATAGTAAAGTATATTATCTTATTAGCTGCAGCTTTTGTT